GATGAATTTCATCATGTGCGTGTAAGTTTGATGTCTTCCATATTTTCATCGTTTCACATGTGCGACGGATTCGTGTACCGGATGAACCAGGGTATGCCTTCAGGGACCCCATTAACTGCCGTCTTCAATTCATTGTGTAATTCCGCCATGATACGTGCTGCATATTTTGAACTTCCTCAGGTTCTTGCTTTGCCTAAAGAGGAATGTATATCTGACTTTTCAAAGAATGTGCGGTGTGTTATCTATGGTGATGATCATGTGATATCAGTATCGAAGCATCGGAAAGCTTTCTCCCAGTTGTATTTGAGGGACTACTTTGCCAAATGTGGTCTTCAGTACACTAGTGCTACCAAGGGAGAAGTTGAATTGGATTTTCTGAATCTGAGCGAAGTGACCTTTTTGAAAAGAAATTTTGTTTTTCAGCACAACGCTTGGTGGGCTCCCCTCCCTATCAGAAATATCTACGAGCAAATGATGTGGTATAAAAAATCTCAATATACCAATCCTACAAATGTTTTGACACCACTTGTTCTTTCTGCGTGGCAAGAGTTTACTCAGTGGCCAGGTAAGGATATGAAGTATGATGAATGGTCCAGGTTCCGGTGCCGAATTTTTTCTCTATTGAAAGGTAGGCCTGAACTAAAAGCCATTGAGTGGCCTTCTGGAAAGCCTGTACATGCTGAGCAAATTGTTGTGGATGCAGATGAATATGTTGAAACAAGCGAGGGAATGAGGGGAAGTGGAAAAACAATTTCTAAAAACAAAAATGAAACAATGGAATATAATAAAATTGAAAAAGAAGAAGAGGAGGGATGTTATTCTGCCCACTGTTCAAGAAGCGGAGTACTTTCCTCAGTTGGAACACAGCAGTCATCTGCTGTATATCTGCAAGCTGGAGATGATCAAGTTGTTGCGTCTGCTCAAGATGACACCGTTCTGGCTTCCAGTACAGGTGTTTCTCGAGTTGGTATCACTGTCTTTCACGATCAAGCGGAAAAAGCCATCGTTAAGCCAGGTGGCTTTAGTGTGACCCGAGACACATCTGTTGTGTCAGATAACCTAGTGAATTTTGTTGAAAGGCCTTTTGTTTTGGAGTCTTTTGACTATGCTGTTGGACAGACACCAAATGGAAGGCCTTTTCGAAGATATTACTTTCCACTTGAATTTTTTAGATCAGCCAAGACAAAGAACTATTTCCTCAATAAATTTGCACATATAGCTTTTTTCAAGGCTGGTCTTAAAATAATGGTGAGAGTTAATGCCACAAAATTTCACTATGGTAAAATTATGGCTGCTTTTAGAGTGAATAATCTGTATGGAACAGACTCAATTGGATTTCCAAAGAATTCTATTGATACAATGGCCATTCGTGATGCGGGACCATGGACGAATGTGTATTCAGCTTCTCAAGGACCAAATGTACTTATGTCAATAACAGGTGGCACTGTTGCAGAATTAAATATTCCATACATGCTGCCTTACCAATATATACCAATGTGTGAGTTGCTATCACTGAAGTACAATTTTGGTTCTTTGGATCTGTATGCTATGACTCCAGTAGGTCCTGCTGGTGCCTCTGCTATATCAATAGTGGTCCAGGCTGCATTTTCTAATGTGGAGTTCTTTGGATTTTCACCAACTTCAACAATTACGATCGACAAAACACATCCAGCCAACATAACAATCACCTATGCACCAGAATTTTTTGTGGAGAACATCGACATAAGCGAAATTGGAGTGGCAGGGTGTAGATCTGGAACAACGTCAATTACTCCTGTGTTCCAAGCTGGTGAAGAAGATGCACTTCGGGATCCAGACAAGCCAACGGGTGGTATTATTCGTAATGCCACCAGAGCAATTGGATCAATAGGTCCTGTGTCAACAATATTTAAGTCGTTTGCTCAGGCCTTGGGATTATCTATGCCTGTTAATACTGAACCAATTACCAGAATTAACATTAAGGGCTCTGATGTTTCCCATGTTGTTGGAGTGACGGCTGCAAATATGTTGACATATCATCCAGACACTGAAATTGTCAAAGATCCCAGCCAGTTTGGAATGGAGGATAAAGACTATTTGTTCAAGACTCTTGGGGAGAGATGGTCTTTTCTGTTCACCTACACTGATGCCATAACCACACGAGCAAATCTCCTGTTTTCTTTGCAAGCGTCACCATATGTTGTCAAAACCATGACTACAGCACAGGAGAAGAAGTTCATATGTTTTCCAACGATTCCATATGCCCTAACTCACAACTTTGAGTTATGGAGAGGTGAAATTGAGTTCCGGTTTTCATTTGTGTGCTCCTCTTTTGTGAGCGCACGATATATGATTTACTGGGATCCAGTTTATGGACCTGCTAAGTCTATGGATATTGGAGAATATGCACTGAACAAAATTATTGATGTGAATGGTGATACAGAAGTAGACTTCAGAGTGCCTTATATGGCTGCCCACCAATGGAGAAACAGAATATCGGACAAGATGAAGAACTATGCATGTGGTGAAGTGGTTGTAACACGCTTGACAGACATTGTCGACAGAGATCAAACCTCTGATTTGCCAATATACATCGTGTGCCATACAAGAATCAATGACTTGCAGGTTGCTATGTTCTATGGAAGTACCAGAGGAAATTTGGATTTGGATGATGTCTTTCTGTGGCCTCCTGCTCGACCATCAACGTTGCCACTCTCTGATGAGTTTAAGCCAAAACCAATAGCATCAGATGATCCACCAAAGAAACATCTGAAGAAAAGGGATGTGAAGGAAATTGAACCTCCTATCGTGACCACAACTGCACCACTTGAAACTGGTTCTCATGTTTCAGGATTTTGGAGGTTCCAGGCAGGATTGGAAGATACACACTCAGAGCCTTTGGTTCGTGATACGCAAAGTGCTGGTGGCTCACCAATAGCAGTCACAGATTGTCCCACATCAATACTGCATGTGATGAAGAGGCCAGTTCCGGTACCAGTTGATAGACCAAACACTCGCTTCGATATCAACATTTTTGGTCCTGACACTGTTGATCGGGAGATGCCTGCTCCAGTTTCTGGTGGTAAAGAAGTGAAAGTCCTGACTAGAATAACCAGTCCTGTGGATTTCTTTTCATCTGCATTCAGGTTTAGGCGTGGAGGGATACGTGTTACGTGTACCACCAATATTGCAACTGGAATTGTGGTTTTGGCCAACTCACCATTGAGAGATAATGCTAACTCTGTGAAGCGCTACTATGCCTTAGCAGCAGGAACAGAAGATATTATGCCACCAACTGGCCAAGCGTGGGGAGATAATAACAGACCAATTGATGTTATCGTGCCATATTTGATGGGACATGCTGCAGTTCCATTTCCTTTCATGACCAACATATGGGAGGAACCCAATGTGTGGGAGATCACTGAAACAACCAACTACTTGTTTGACACTATATATGGTGAAATACCATTCCAATCAGGTGTTTCCATATATAATGATATGCCTGGAGTAGTGTATTTGTCTGTAGCAGATGATTTCCTTCCGCTGTCTTTTTTTGGTTTCCCATGTATGTATGTGGAAGCCATGACAGCCACTCCTTTCCATCCGTAGTTGTGGGTGTGTGGTTTGCTAATTTTCCTATGATAAAAATTAGCACAAAATCCCTAGAGGTTCTTGGTATGGTTTGCAAGGCTCATTACGTGTATTCGCGGAAACAAGAATATAACTGTGGTCTTGCCTGCCTATAGCCAGTCCTCTGGGGAGGGCCCTCGCATGAGCTTGTCTCATGCTAAGGCTTTATTTTTTATGTTTGGGATTTATTCCCTTCATCTTTGTGTGTTTGCACTTGGGCACACATCGTAGACTACAAGAATTTTTTATTTATTTATCATCACC